CTAACCATTATATCCTGATCCCTGTTGATATCTAACAGGAATAAATTCATTAGTTGCCACTTTATAGCACCAGCCGACATTTGGAATATCGATTAATGAATCTTCGGTTTTCCATTCAGTTCCACCTTTGAATATTTGATTAGAGTCTTTAATAGATTGTCCTTTCGAATTGAATGCTAATACTCCGTAATCTGATCTGTAATTAATCACTGCCTTATTTTTAAATGTTGTCGTTGATTGTGGTAATAGAATATTTCTACCAATCACAAAATAAGGTTTCATATTGATTACTGCAATCGAATTAGATACCCAATCCGTTGCTGAAACAATATTAGTGCCTTCGTTTGCTATGCCATTAGAATCATATGTTGCATAAGCCTTATAATTATTACCCTTAACTGAAACTATATTACTAATGATTTGATTTGGGTCAACTTCAGTGACTTGATCAGCAGTATAGAAATTATCATAATTTTGAGAAACATCGAAATTACCATAGCTGCCATCAAAATTATAAGTACTTCCCCATTGCCAAGCATGATTTCCTGAATACCAAGACTTGTCAGACGCATTGTAAGGATATGAAGCAATCCAGCCACCACTGTTAACGTCCATCTTACTGCCTAGCCATGAACTCATAGTATAAACATCAGACCGATAACCATACTTAGCAACTTGATCCATGAACGCTTTGTTATTTGCGTTATTAGTTGCCCTTGATAATCCATTTTGCTGTTCAGCTTCTACATCAGTTACTAGAACTGAACCAACTGGTAGGCCATCCGACTTAGCTAAAGCAGCAGCATAATCAGCTTCAGCGATTGCCCCCTCCACAGTCGTGTATCTAGCAAAATGATATCCATTAATGTAAAGCCCGGCTTGTTGAGCCGTGTAGATGTTATTTGCTGCAGTGTAATCATGGTAGTAAGTACCTTCAGAAATCTTAGTAACTACAGCTTTGACCCCATAATTATTAAGCATATCCTGAAAATTACTGATTGTCATATACCCATTATGATTAGATACATCAACCATATCAGTACGAGCAGCATTAACATTAGTTACACAAAAAAATAAGCCTGCAATCAGCAGACTTACAATATAAACTAGTTTTTTCTTCATTCTGATGTACCTCCATCGTTTAAGAAACCTTGAATACCATCAAACATACCTGATGTCCAGCCACCGACCAACAAGCCTGCAATAATAGCTTTGCCAATTTCCTTATCATGAAATACCAGAGCTGTAACTATTGCTAACACCAATCCCAAAGCCATTGATACAAATGGCATCCATTTAGTATCAACGACCTTTGTATTTTTGATCGAGTTGGTTAGGACGTAGCACAAGATAGCAATAACTGTAAGTTGTGCTACATCAATTAAATTTAATCCTTCAATAATCTGCATTACTTTCCTCCATTAAATCGAATTTCGTATTTAATTCCCCAACTTGCTCATTAAGTGAATCAATAATTCCATTCTGTTTTTTTATTAATTCATTCTGTTGAGAAATTTGTCCCTGTAACTTAATAACTTGTTCTTTTAAATCATCACGTTCTTGAGTTATCTGATCTAACCGTTCAAACAATTCTTTTGTATGATCGGCATAAATACTTTCGTTAGTTCCTTTATTCTTAATCCTTTGTAACCACACGCCGAAAACACCTGTTACCACACCACCTACTACAGCTGAAATTGCTACCCTTATCGTATCAATCATTTGGATCACTCCAGAATGCTTCGAACAAAATTCGAACGACAATAAATAATATAAAAATTGTTGTGAACTTTGGCATGAATATCGGTGATGTAAAATCATGAATTGAGAAGATCACAAGATAGAACGTCCAAACAAATAAGAGAATAAATGTAAGTAACTCTTTTCTTGCATGATGTAAAATATCAAAACATGAAAACATCGCATAGAGTCCAACCAATATTAATGCAATTGCAAATGGTGGATCATCAACGTTAGCTATGAAGGGTGGCGCCGATGGTGGTCGATCAATAAAGTTACCATTAGATATAAATAAAAGTCCTAGAGCGAATGTTTCCATTCCTGTTAAAAGCCAAAAATGATTCTGTTTTAAATATTTCAATTCACATCACTCCAAAATAAAAAGGCTAGCATCTACTAACCCTCTTTCTTAAATTCTTCACCTGTAATATCCTTGAAATCGACCTCTGAGATTTGACCAGGTACGTATGTTTCTAAGTCCGAAGCTTTTAACATTCCCCATCCAAATACAATTTTCAATGTTGCTGTATCCATAATTTAATTCCTCCTATTAATTAGTTGTAGCTTCTGATTTAATATCAGAAACACTCTTTTGTAATTCCAAAATTTGCATTGCTTGGCTAGTGGCAACTTTTTGCAAGTTTTCCTTATCTTGCGCATTTTGAAGACTTTGAAGGGTTTGAGATGAGGAAAATTTTTTCAACTCTGTAATTTCATTGGCTTGCTGTAAGTTCTGAAGTGTCAAATTAGATATGACAGTGTCTCTTTCTTCTTCAGGCGTTTGGTTAGTATTAATATGAACTAACTTGTTATCGCTCTCCCGAACCGTCCATTGATATTCATTTTCAGTAGAAAAGGTCGAATCACTATCAACTAGTAGCCAACCTTGATTACTATATTTTTGAACCTGCAACTTAGCTCCATCTTCAGGACTTAAATAAGTATCAATGATATTTCTATCAGAATTTAATTGAACTGCTATTTTCATTTTCTGCCTCCTTAATTTTTATATGGCGAAACCTTCACGGCATTCCAACTCCAAGTACTTCCTTGCCAGAGAGAACCAACACTGTATTTCAAATTTGGTACGACATTTATTGAAATAGAAGCCTTATTTATTATCAGCTTCGAAATATCGAATCCTAAAAAATAATAACTGGTGCTCCCATTAACTTGCCAATTCACACCACTTGCTCCTAATTTATTGTTATCTGTACTTATAGGTGGTTGTAATTTCCCTGTTTCCGATGCTATTACTTTTAATTTAAAAGACATGTTATTATTTATACCTTGTATTAGTTTATCCTTAGGAATCCTAATAATTGGACTTTCAACGATATTAGTTGCTAAAGTTCTTTCCTGTAATGTTCCTGATGGTGATGACCTAATATACATATAATCTTCCATTGTAATTTCAATTCCATCCATGGAATTTTCAAAAAAGTCACTTACTCCTGACAAAGCAATGTCCCCACTTGCACTGCCTGTAAAAAAGTTAATGGAAGCAGGTAACTGTTGAACGGCGGTCTGAATACTATAATCAGCAATCACTTCAACTACAACATCATATGTGTAACCCGTAATACCATCAGCAGCACCATCATTATCAAAACCTTGAATTGGTCTAATATCCATTGTCTTATCAGCTTTAAAAGTAAAACCAACGCCAGGAGATTGGTGATTCTTAATAGTGGTTAAATTCTCACCAATCCCGTTATATGTAACAACTTGTTCCTTATCAACTTCAAAACTTTTAGCCCTAATATATGAAGGAACTGGTGCAGTGGTCGTATAATATCCTTCCTTAGCAAGGTTATTAGGATCGTAGTTAAATGGAAGTTTAACTGCATCACCTTTGAGGCCTTTATTAATTGCTGTTCTTTGAATATATAAAAGAAAAGTTAAACCTTCTCCTACTCTATCCATTTTTGCACCAACATCTTGACTAAAACTGACATTAGTAATTTGAGTTGGGTCTGAATTTCCTTGCCATAAACAATGTCGTTCAGTAATTTCTCCATTTGCTAATGAGCCAGGATAAATATCAACACCTGCAGCAGGATGATCTGGATCAGTGCTCCCACCAGTATTGTTATTCCATTCCCCAGGTAATGTTACTAACGAGTCAGAGTCGGGAAGAATACTCGTAACATTTCCATCTTTATCAATAGTCTTAAACCCGTAAACAGCAGAGCCTAAAGCTTCAGCAACCTGAGTCATTACATTCTTATCTTGACTTTTGTTGTCTGTATATACTAATTTGTTTTGCAATTTCTTAGCAATATCTTCATCTTGAATCTTGTCATTAACATCAATTTCAGCAATTTTAGTATTAACATAGTCTTTTGATGCCATACCACTAGGATCAATAGTCACTGTTACATTTTCCGTACGACCAACAATTACATACATGGTAATTCTAAATTGTAATAACACTTGATCTGCAAAATCTGGCATAAATTCAGGTTCAACAGCGGTGTTCAAAGCATAAAGAATTTCTTCATCCTTGCCATCTTCCTTAGCATACAGACCAACAGCATTAACCAAATATCCTTTATCAATACCTTGATTAGTAAATAAAATCTCAGTTCCGACTACACTCTTTGAAGTAGGAACATTTTCAGTTTGATTAGTAATTGAACCCGTTTGAACTTCGTTAGGCAATACTATTAAATTTTGTAAATCTGTTTCGCTCATTGTTGTTAAATCATCAGCTGTGGCAGTTGCTTTTGTGATGGTAAATTTTGTCTTGCCGTTAGCCGCTCTAGTAGCTAAATCTAAGCCGCCTGCAGTCAAAATTGTCTCATTATATTTAGACAAATGTACTCAACTCCTTTGGATATGTTTTTAGTTCAATAGTTATTTGTGGTGACACAGAACCAATAAATTGTTTACTATTAACCTCAGTATTTTCTTTAATTAGCGCTCTTGATTTTGCCATAACTAAAACTTGTGATGGGATTGAGCCAGCATAAACTTCAGTCTTAGAATCAGCATACGTAATTAATCTTGGATTAGATACAGTATCAATTTCAGAATTGGTTGCCACACCTACAAACATCTTCAACTCCGTTTCAGTTTCAGAAGTCGTAATAATTTGAAAAGTGAGATTAGCAGGCAGATAAACGTTTAGTAGATATTTCAAACGTTTGATCTGGTCTTTGCTAATCTCACTTCTTTTTGCATTAGTAACAACATTTCTAATTGCATAGTCAACATCAACTGAAGCAGGTATATCTAATGTATGAAGCAATTCTTTGAAATACTTCAAAGTTATTGGCTTTGGTGGCAACATTCTCATCAATACATCGTATCGACGTGTCTCAAGTGAATCATTTGGATTAGGATTGATACCTAACTGGTCTTCATAAATTGAAATACCTTGCAAATCGGCCTGAATTACAAATTGGTTTAGTAATGTTCTCAAAATCAAATCATCAAAGTCGCTAAAGTCAACTTGTTCGGCTGCTACCAATTTCTGCATTTCATAAACATCGTCGTAATATTCTGGTAAGTAATCTTGAAGTTTAACCATTCAAATTCACCTCACCTAATACCGGCAACTGTGATAAATCATTATTAAAAGTCAAAGCAATGTCATCATCAATACCATTCAGCGTGGGAATTGATGCATTCACGACACCATCTACTTTCATAATTGCTGAAAGAATTTGAGAACGATAAATAGTGAGTGTATAGCCTCTTCCAGTGGCCTTATTAATTTGACTCCAAGCAATTCTTCTAAGTTTGAAATAATCTTCAATAGCACTCAATATCTTGGGTTTTAAGGTTTCAATGTCAGCCTGAGTATCAACATCAACCTTTGTTGAAATATCAATTGTAATGGGTTCTGGTGCAACCACCTTGACATTATGATCTATTGGAGCAAGTCCGTAGCCTTCACTTTCGGCATCGACTGGATCAATAGTTTCTTTGACCTGCTTCAACAGTGTTTCACTAGCTGGCATTAAATCATTATCTAAAATAACCAGTTTGACCGTTCCTCCACCATTCCAAACTGGATAAACTTGTGCAGAACCAACTGAATCAATCTTTGAAAGCATATCTAAATAGTCGGCAATATTTCCACCGTATGCAATCCATGAATCGGTTGAAAGTAACCTGTTTCTCAAATGCTCATCAGTTTCATTATCTTTGGAAGGAATAGATACTTCTACAATTTCAGCCCATGACAAAATATCATTTGGTGTTACTGGAAGAATCTGGCCAAAATATCCGTTAGGTCGGGTACCAACTTCTTCCGCCTCCAACATTCCAGTTAAATCAGCGTTAATTTTGATAACTTTATAAAAAATTGGAGTATCTCCTAAGCTGGCAAACCTATCACCAACATCGATGTTGTCAATTGTATTACCTTTTGAATCTAAAAACTTGGCTTTGACTTGAGTTGCAGTTGCTAATTGTCGTGAAGTTCCGTGTTCAATCGCTCGATAATCAAGGAATTCATTGTCTGCGGTTTTGATATAACTTTCTTTAACAACATTGGACAAACTCAATGATTGTTGAGCCATAACCATAGCAGCTGGTGCCAAAGCATCATAGATAATTGCACCTTGTCGTTTATCAATATCATCAGGAACATTTTTCATCATTTGAGATAGGTAAAAGTCAAAATTTTGTTTCTCAATCTTGTTAGATAAATCTTCAGGCGTCATTTACACTCACCTCACTTTCAATTGGAATATCACCATAGATTGTTGTGCATAATCCATGAACTTTTAAAATGGTTCTATCAATGACTTGAACATCATCAACAGTAACTGTCAAAACTCGATCATCAGCCAATAGTGCTTCTTTAACCATTCTCTCAACTTCAACAGTTGCATAATCAAAACTCTTTCCAAAAAGCTCAAAGAAATCATTACCATATTGATTGCCATAGATTGGATAAACAAATCGTTCAGTTTTCAAAATTTTATCGACCGCTTGAATCATCGCTTCATGACCATCTATTTTGTTCAAAATACGACCATTCTTAACTTGATAAGTCAAAGTAGGATTATCCATCATTATCACCGGTCCTGTCATTTGTTCTTTCAAGTACAAAGAATTGCTGACCACCGTTAAAACGGATCATCACTACTGAATCACCATCTTTTAATGTTCCGTCAATTTCAATCGTTTCAAAAACATCGGGCCGATTACCGGATGTATCTCCAATAGAATCATGATGAGATAGCACTCTGATACGCTCCTGATGTTTGGTAACCTGTCTTCCAAGTACTAAAAAAGACTCAGACAAAATCATTTGGTTAGATGTCTGAATCTTTAATGGATCACTTGAAATTACTTTTCCATAAACAATATCGGCATAATCTGATTCACTGCCGCCCTTACTGTTCATCATGTTGAGGAGTTGTTCTCCAGCCATGGTTCATTCACCTTCATTTCTAAATCACATGTATAATCATTGCCAAAATTATGGGTAGCTTTCATAATTGCTGTATTGTTTATCCAAAATCCGGCCTTTGATAAATCATCAATTTGAATATTCACAGAATTGCCAGCTACCAAAGATGTGTCGCCTAAACAGGTCAAACTTAACGTATAAGTTTCCCTGTCTTTTTCTTTCAACAATTCATCTGCTCGTTGTTTCATTTGGGCATCATTGGCTTTATCTTTAGCACTTTCGACTGTTTGAAGTTTACCCCAATCTCGAATATTGATATTGCTTGAATCAGCATAAGAGAAACTAGTTTTAGCGGGATCATCACCGCTAGATTCTTCACTATCAGATGAAGTTGAACTAGTTTGTTGCGATTCAGCTTGATTCTTTTTAATAATACGAACCGAATTAGCGGCCTCATCAATACTTTTCTCAAAAGAAAAGCCAGTCAACAATGACTGGTCACCAACAATAATATTCAATTCGTTATGTGGAGCTTTCCTCAATTCAACAACATCATAGTTAGCAAAGACATAATACATTTGATTAGTGGCTTTCTGCGTCTTATCAATACTTGCCTTCAACATGTCGAAATAAGTCTTTGCATCAGCAACTTCAGCAGGAAGCTTATAGTTAGAGCTATTCACAACTGTATGACTGATTTCAGCCATCTTACAAACAGTATCGAATCGGTCAGAAATAGTTGAGATTGGCCAGACTAATGAATCTTCATTCTTCAGATACCTAGTCTTGTCATAAGATGTAATACTAAACTTTTTATCTTCTTTGAAATTCACCTTAAAGATATAACCATAAAATATTTTTTGCTCATCCCATTGAAATTCAACTAGATCACCATTTTGAGGATAAAACGAACTATCGAATAACAAATCAAATGTTAATGTACCTGCAGCAAAGTTTAAATCAGTAACCCATTTGATATCACTAACTAAATTAATAACATCCCAAGTATCACCACTATGTCGGCGACCAATAGTAAACTTAGTAATCATGCTGATCTCACATCACTTTCTTTGACCCAACCACGAGCACCACCATCTAAAGTAGCGACATGATATGGATATAAAGCACCAGGAGCAACTAGAGAAATCTTTCTAGTTGCATTTTGTTCTGTTTGCCCCGGTCCATTGCCTTGGCTATCTCTATGTAGTTGACCGTTAACAATCACCGTTGAACCCATACCCACCTTGTTTGGTGGACTAGGACGTTCTTCAACAGTCTGTACTGGCTGTTGTTTAACGCCTATTTTTTTAGCTTCAAATGGTCTATATTCCTTCAACGATAAAGTGTAAGTATACTCGCCATCGTATCCGTTCTTCATACCATACTCAAAACTTGCAACTGTTGATTTCAAAGAAATCTTAGTAGTTGAAATGACTAATCTAATCGGTTTTTTTAATTTTCTAGCTGACTCAATCCAATCAATATAATCTTGGGCTGAGTCCAATAATTCTAACGCTGAAACATAATGCTCTTCTTTGGGATTAATTGGTAATGAACTTTCAATGCTTATATCTTGTAACTTATCCTCACCAAGTAGGTTTACCTCACCCAGTTTAATAACGGTCTCAGATTTATCATCACTTTCACGCTTAACTGTCACTTCTGCTGGATTAACCGGCAATTCAATCGTTTCATTTGAATCATTTGTTAAATAAAATCCTAAATGATTATTCATATAAACCACCTCTTAGCTTAATGAAGCATTTTGTTTCTCAATTAAATATTGTTCAAATCTTCCAACTAAGTGTTCTAAATCTTCATCACTGTTTCCAGTGCTTGTAATCTGAATTGCTCCAGGCGAAATGTTAACAGTACTTTGACTGTTTGACGTTGTACTGCTATCAGCACCATTTGAAACAATACCACCAGCGCCTATAACTGGATCATCATTTTTTAAATCATTTTGAATCGTTCCATTAACACCTAGATTGGACCCGTTTAAACCTTGAAAGGTTGCCATCAAAGTGTTTAAAACACCTAATGCACGTTGAAAACTATTTGCTAACATATCACCAGGATTATTGGTCAATCCACTCATAGTCATTGGCCCGAGTTGTGGATTCATATTAGAAGCGGCGTTAACTACTCCTTGAGCCATGCTTGCTGAAGCATTAGCTGCATTTTCTGAATCTCTGTTCAATCCATTGATTAAACCTTGATCAACCCAACGTCCATATTGGTTAAACAATTTTGATGGTGAACCAATATGGAGCACAGACTTAGCAGCATCCACCACTTTACCAGCAACACTCTTAACTGCACTGACAGCCGAACCAATCATTGATTTAATACCATTAACTAAACCTTGAATTAAATCTTTACCTACACTAACCAATGAATTAATAAATCCCTTAGCAGCATTTACAGCATTCTGAATACCACTTGAAACTGCTGTTACAACTCTAGACATAGCACTAACAATGGCAGATACCATCATTGTTCCAGCCATAATAAATGCTGTCGCCAAGGTAATAACTGCTGAAGCTACCATAGTTAAGCCACTAGCAACAATCATAAGTGCAGCACCAACGATAATTAATCCTGCTCCCAAAATGATAGCTGCAACTCCAAGCAACAATGCTCCAACAGCTGCAATCATCATAAGTGGTGCAGCCATCATTAATGCAACAGCAAATACCATCATTCCAACTCCAGCAACAATTGCAACAGCTGCAATCATAATCAAGGCTACTGCCATCAATAGCAAACCAACAGCACCTGTAAGTGCAAATACAGATACTAAGGCCAAGGCTACACCTAACATCAATACACCAACGGCAGCTACTAGCGCACCAGCACCGACTACTATTAAAGAAACGCCAAATAGCAATGCTCCGACAGCACCAATAATAAAACCTACGCCAAGAACTGCAATGGCAATTCCTAGCGCTAACACACCAACAGCACCAACAATAGCCGCTAATCCAAATACCGCAATAGCACCAGCCAAAGCCAATAATCCAACAGCTGCACTAACACCATATTGAGAAATTAAAGGCAATTGAGTAGCTAATAATGCTATACCGGCAGAAGCAATGAAAATAGCCACACCAATCAATAACAAGGCTGCTGAAAATACTAAAAATCCAGCAGCGGCCACGATAAATTCAGGCCCTAGTAGTTTGACCACAACGGCAAGTATGGCAATTGCTGCAAACATACCAAAGAATACAGCTATTGCTGCACCACCAGATGATGCAATTCTTTGAGTTGCCATAGCCATAAGCAACATTCCACCACCAGCTAGAGCAACACCTGCACCAACCATCATCAAAGCTGCTCCTAATTTCATGTAAGCACCAGCTGATTGAACAATTCCACCAGTCTTAGGAGTTTGAGGTAACTCAGGTGTTTCAGGAACTTTAGGTGTCTTAGGAGTCTTCATTTTTTTAAACATCTTTGAAAAATTTGATATTCCACTACCAATTTTCATAGCTGCCTTCAAAATTATAAATGCAACTGCAAGATTTTTAATTGTTCCCGCAATTTTAGTTATAGTACTTGGCTTCAATTTACTAATTCCATTGATAATGGCTGTAAACACAAGACCTTTTAAACCGCCTTTTAGGATTACAAAAGCACTGCCTAATGCTGTGATAGTACTAGGACTCAGTCTACTAATAACTTTTGCAATGGCAGAAATAGATTTAACAACTCCTGATAAAGAGCTGCCGGCAAATGCCCCTAATTGTGAAAACATATTATTTTTTCCACCAGACATCTTTCCAAATATCTTACTTCCCGCATTACCCAAATCATCAAACATAGTTTTAATATTATCCAAAGCCCCAGTAGATTTAAAACCACCAAACATATCGCCAATACCTTGTTTAATCTTTCCAATAACTATCATTGCTTTGTCGGCGAACGCATCAAAGTTAATATTCCCGATTGAATCAGTTAAATTGCTTACCATCTTAATTCCGACTTTACCAACCCGATCAAATGCACCTTGCATCTTATTAGCAACAGTTTCTTTTAAACCGTCCATAGCTTGACCAACTGTCTTATATTGTGTAGCCATTTTTGAAAAGTACTTATTAGTACCCGTAGAAGAAATAGCATTAAAGAAGTCTTGAGTTGCAATTTTACCATCTTGAACACTTGAAACTAAATCTTTGGTCGACATTCCCATCGTCTTAGCGACTTGAGATACACCAGCAGGTGTTTGCTCCAACATCAACTTAAAGTCTTGCCATTGTACCATTGGTTTTGCAGCCATTTGAGTAGCTTGTTGACTAAGTGTCTTCATAGCTTGTTGCGGGTTATCAGACGCAGCGGCCAATCCACCAAAACCTTTAACCAGCTTTCCAGTACCCTTGATACCGACGGCCGCTAATTGACTATAAGTAGAGGCCATATCGGAAGCAGAGTAAATAGTCTGTTGAGCAAATTTTTGCATGGAACCCTTAGCAACAGCTATTTGCTTAGGTGACTTACCCATCATCTGCATATTACCATCAAATGTCTGCCACGCCTTACTTGACTCGTTCAACTCACCTACCATAGAAGTAATTCCAGCAGTGGCCAGTCCAATACCTTTAGTGATTCCAGCACCGACAACAGTTCCGCCAAGAACAGATTTGAACAATCCACCAGCTTGTCCAGCTGATTTAGTTAGTCCGCTAAACGCACCACCACCGTTTAAAACTGATTTAAAACGTTGAAAACCTGATTCCCCTTTACTTAGGCCAGAGCCTAATTTACTTAATGTCGAAGAAAAACCATCGTAAATTTTAATTGTTGAACTTATAGTAGCCATATTAACCTCCTTTCTAGCAAAAAAGGCTAAATCCTAGCGATGTGCTTTGGACTTAGCCTTTCTTTCTGCCTCTTTTTGTTGCTTCTTTTCCTCAGTGATTCTTATTTCAATTCCAGCGATAATTAATGCTCTTTCTCTATTTGAGAACGAAAGCCACGTTTGAGGTGTCCAGTGATATTCGTTCATTGCATAGAAATAGTAATTTAAATCGCCTGTATCACTAGAATTAGCTAGTTTTTTACTTCTTCGCGAAGATTATCCACATCCTCTAAATCAAAACCACATAAATCTTGAATTTGGTTGAGTAATTCGGCATATTCTCCAACTTTTAACATTTTTTTCAAGAGTCCCACTGGATCAGCGATTGAGTTCCAACTCTTCTGTAAATCAGCATTATCAAGTTCGGGAGACACAACACATGCAGCTGCTAACAGATCAACATATTTAGACTGATCCACACTTGACGTGATTTGACGTGTTTGTCTATCCTTAGTCTTTGTCGTTGCTTGTTTTTGAAGAACTGAGTTTTCATCTTCTGTAATTGATTTAATTACAAATGGTGCTTTAAATCGAGGGAACTTAACCTCCCTTGTTTCCGGTTTTGCATCTACATTTTCCATTAAAAAATCTTTAACATCTGCCATTAATAAAACTCCTCCTATAAATCAAATCCTGTAAATGGTGTTACCAAATCTACTTCTTCAAACGTAAAGTCTGATTCCCATTCCATTACACCATCATCGGCTTCAAAATCTCCAATAGGAATATCATCTAAGTTAACTTCGCCTAAATGAACTGTTTGTTTTCCAGCTCTTGAAGTAGCATCTTCAATTGACATCGTGATTTCAAAGTATAAATCTTTGCCACCTTGAATATAAGGTAAAGCATATTTCAACCATGTTGAACTCATTACATATCCACCTAAAGTACCGGTACCTTCAACACTTGTTGTTTTCTTGTATTTCCATCTACTACCAAGAACTTGAACGTCTTCCTTATTTTTCTCTAACTTTGCTGTAAATTTAGTAGCTTCAATCAAAGGAATAACTTTCCCATCAATTGTGATATATAGTTTGGCGTCCTTTGTTGAAATGGTATCTCTACCGCTTAAAAAACTACCAATAGTACTTGTTGATTCAGCCATATTTCATTCCCCTTCCTATTCAACCACGATTGTCATGTAAAGTTTTTCCATGCTATCAACTGGCGTTACTGCAACATTGACTAAAATTGAATCCTTATCATTACCAGGTTCAACAGTTAAATCTGATGAATCAAAGTCTGCAATAATGCCTGTTTTCATCAAATTCGACATATAAGAAACTCGATTGGCCTTAAATAAGTCACGACCAGTTGAATCATTATTGACCTTGCCAATGAACATATCTTCAAAGGCTTCTTCCGAGTCAGTAGCAATCTGATCTAGAGTTCTGATGATTCGATTCTTGCTAAAATCTTTAGGCTTCTTGTCGCTAAATGTAGTCAATGAATTAATATCTTGTTCAATTACAACACGTCCACCACGCTTGGCTGTAAATACGATGCAACCATCATTTAATGCCTTAATTGTTGATTCGTTATTCAGTGATGGATTAGTTGAAACTGCACCAGGATATTCTGAATAAGTTAATGATTTACTTGCATCAGTAGCAGATGAGATACCAGCAAAATAACCAGCCGCAGTTGTAGTATCAATTTGAGTACCATCTTCCAATACAACGCCATTAGCGACTACTGAAATGCCTTCATAATTGTAGTCATACCCACCTTCATACACAGGAACAACTGCACGAACCTTATAACCTTCTTCATCTCTCAAACGTTGAACTGCTGTGGCAATTAATTGATGAATATTGTTCTTAGGTTCAAACCCTGCTGCGGTCACAACATTAAATTGTGCCGTTTCAAGAACATCATTCAATAATTCGGTAATCTCCACTGGTTTAGTAGTTCCGCCTGCTAGATCATAAGTTGTTGAATTTGCTAAAACCTCCAATTTATTAGTTGCCGGTTTGTCATCAACACCAGGTACTTCATTAGTTGTGAAGTTCACATCAATATATTCATTTGACTTAAGACCATTTGCTGTTGTTGTTCTAATAACCTGTTGATCAACAACTTCTGTTTCATAGATGGTTGATACTGTAATTCTTGTATTATCATTAGGATCTTTAACTACAGACACATGTAAATCATTACCTTTAGTACCAGGGTACTTTGCTGTAAAAGTCCAAGGTAGAGCAACATTAGCGATTGTTGCTTTATCACCATCATTATTATTTAAAAATAATACGGTTAATGCACCTTTTAGCGTTTCTCTCAATGCTCCAAGTTCAGGAGTATTCAATGGTTCACCAAGCAATGCCTTAAAATCAGAATTAGAGTTCAATTCAATTATTCCTTTTGATCCCCAATTAAGAGTTACATCGCTAACTAAAAGCGTTCTACCTAAGCTAGTATCTGCTTTAGGTTGTGAAGCACCAACCGTATTAATATAAGCGCCAGGGCGACGTTTATTCTGTGTTGTCCATGTTCCAGCCATATTTATTTAATTCCTCCTTTAAACTTAATAATTTCTTGATTGGCAGCAGGTAACGAATATTGTTTTGAATTATCAAGTACAATCTTCAAAATATCTCGGTCCATTGGACTAAATCCTGTGCTATTAACTAAAGATTCTTTGCTATAGCTTTCAATTGCCATTAGCAATTCCTCCTTTAAATTTCATATTCTCCTGTTTAGGGGTGTTATCGACTTCATGAGCACGAATCCATACTTCAAAAGTCATTTGTAAGGTATTGTCATCAGATTGTTTAAAATCTCGATTGCGAATCGTTGCATAGCTTTTTAAAGATGTGAAATTATCTAAAAGAATCTCTTCAACTGACTCCATGTCTTCATTTGGCCTATCAACCTTAGGAAAATAAACAACCTGATAGGTATACTTACGATTTTGAATATTAAATAATTCAGGTTTCACACCTGTATCCACTTTTTGTACAAAAAAAGATGGCTCTTCAAAGCCACCTTTACGGTTTTCTCTATTAATTTGAACGTTTGGAAACAACCCAACAAGTTCATTCCCGATAAGTTCAACAATGCTTTCTTTCAATCAAAAAGCCCTCCTAAATCTCTCAAGACAGGTGATAGTAATTGTGGCATTTGAGCATCAACTTCAAACATAGTCTTCATAAGCATATGAGTACCAGGTACCCAACTGGCTTTCAGACGTTTACCAATTGCTGGAACGTATCTTCCAGGTGTTTGCCTGTGTCCATCCTCAACGTACGAAGCATATTCAGTGTTATTTTGAAGCTCAATTACAAAAGCATTTCCTGTATATGTTGGTCCAACTACTGACCATTGTTTCCTTAAATTACCATCTTTGACAGGTGTTAATGACTTAACATTCTTCAATGCTTGAGTTCCAACTTTAAGAGAGGTCTTTTCAATCTCTTGCTTTAATATCCCTGAATCAAGTTTACTTTTAACTTTGCCGGCAAATTCTTGAAATTGGGCATCGTCAATCGTTCCCCATGCCATCACTAATCACATCCTTAGCTTTTTCATCACGAATCATTGCTACCTCCTGATGACTAACATAACCACGATATCCCTTACTAGAGCGTTTGTATTTAGTAACATGACCATTTACATCAGTTACTGAAATATCAGCTCCAGCGGGAATAGAAACATCGTTATCAATCAAAAGTTTGACATCGTACTGATCAGTTCCAAACTCAGTTTGATTACTGGTTTTTAAACTCCTCAGAATCACTTTACCTGGTCGATTCTCACAAATTATTACTGGTACATCTTCTGTAAATCCCTTACGTAGACCATTCTTAACGCCAGTAATAGTTACACGATCATTCCAGACACGTTCAATAATTCCATTCATCTTTTTAAATGCTGATTTCATCGTTGTATTCTCCTAAAACTATTGAGTTGAGCAATGAAATTATCAGTAATCGAATTAACCGACTGAAGTGTGGAATAGACATCAGCAGGCGTTTTGAACGACACTGAAATATCACCTTCAGATAATGAGGTAACACCATCATTTCTATCATCAACAGGAGTTAACAATTCATGTGTATCAATCATTTGTATACACATAGAAATAATCGTCATATCAAGTTCTTCAGGTATTGAATCAATAGGAATATGAACGTAATTACTAACATCACCAACCACTTTATCAACCACAAAACCAACAACACTTGAATAATTTTCATTATCATTTTTAGGAACTAATACAGCTAGTTTAGTTGTAATCTCATCCTTTCTTGGAAATTCAATCATCATTTAATCACCCCTAATCAACTGGAACTAAGGCCAACAAATCATCTTTAGCAGTCTTACCAGTATGATCAATGTTATTAGCATCTAACCAAGCTGTTATTTCAGCTATCGTATTTGAACTAGTTGGCTTATTCAGTTTAGGGGTTACGCTTTTGGGGCTTTATCAGCAATAACGAACTCAATTCCCTTAGTTTTAGTCTTCAAAAGTAGTACATCATCATAAGAATCTTCATAGTACAAATAGTTACCACTGTTTTGAGCAGATGGTGCATCAAAGCCAGCAAAGGCATACTTTTCAGGTGCAACTTGAACACCATTGTAAATTAAAAACATCTCAATTTGTTTAGCATCGTCCTCTAGCTTTGAACCAACTGTAAAATCAAATGCTGTTTGCATTAAATCTGATGGAATAACATTGATAGTTACATCATCAAGACTATATACAGAACGCTTGATATTAGCTTGATCACTTAAAATAATTGAACGATTAATAGCATCTGCACTCTTTAAAATCTTATTAATTTGAGGTGTGACATACAAAATACGTCCAGATTGTGGAATGCGTTGTTCATCAAAGTTAGCCATCATGTTATCAAAAGCCCCTAAGATGTTCTTTTCATCTAACGTATCAGTTGAAATACCACCATCATTTGCATCTACTTTTTCTTTATACAATTTACTGAACATGTATCGGTCTTTTTCTGGTAGCTTCTCATCAAGGTTAAATTGCTTAGTGATATTAGCTAGTGAAATGACCATATTAGATTCATCAATATCAGATGGATCAACTAATGTTGACCAATAACGTTCATTCTTCAATTCATATGAATCCCAATCATTGGAATAGTTAGAAACAATTTCTGTGATTGTTCTACGACTTCTATCCTTACGGCCTGAGTCGATTGTCAAACGTGGTAATTTAATATGTTTTGCTCCATCAAATTTGATTAGTGAATTAGATGGTGAATTCCACAATGCAGCAGAAAATAGATGACCATCATAGAAACCTTCTTGAATAGCTTGTTGATATGCATCAGCATAGTTAATTGTTGCCATTATTTATTACTCTCCTTTAAATATATTAGTTAATGTTTGAACGTCATTCTTATCATTGGAACCATTACCGCCAGCAGGGCTGTAGTCTTGATGTTGTCCTTCATCAAATAGATAACCATCTGACTTTTTGAGTGAATCAATTTGATCATTAACACCAACTAATTCGCCCTTATCATTTAATTTGATGTCATCCATATTCAATAAGCCTTTAATAGCTTTAGGATTGCGAACCTTAGCGGCAGTCAGAGTTTCATTCAAAGCACTGTTTAGTTTGGTTTGATTAAGTTGTTCATTGAGATTAGTAGTGTCGGTTTTATATTTACCTTGTAAATCCTTGAGTTGACTAGATAAATCATCGTTATCTTTGACTTTCTTAGATAATGACTTAATATCTTTATCGCGCTCTGCTAATTGAGATTTGTAAGATTCATTCTCTTGCTTAATGGAATCAACATCCCCAAATGATTTCTTAGTATTTTCAATATCAACACCATTTTGTGACATAATTTGATCAATGACAGATTCTTCTAAATTCAAACCTTTTAAAAATTCTCGTTTCATAGTTAAAAATCCTCTCTCGCAATATTTTACGTGGGGCGACCACAATCAAGGTATAAAAAATAAGCACTTTTACGACTTACTCAGGTCAAAAAAATCATAAGAATGATGTTCAACTTCTTTGTTGAATATTTTAATCAATATAATTTCCCTTAATATCTCGTTCTCTTGTTACCTCATTCTGATATTCTTCAAATTCTTTTTTCGCCCAATCAGGGGCTTTATCAGAGATAGAAAATTTGTTATTTTTTTGAATCCAATATTTATAACTTTCCGGCATAACTAGCATTATTTAATACCTCTAATGCGTCCTTTTCATAATATTCTTTAAAAATCTGTGCTTGTTTTCCTGGTGTTGGTCCATAAGCTTCTGCCATTATTTCAGCAAAGGGCTCTACAGTTGAACCTGATTGTTTTTCGAAGCTATCACTGGCATAATCGCTAATTTTGCTTATCTTAAAATCAGGATTATCCTTCGATATATCTCTAAAAACCTTATAACTGAATGATTTTCCATTATTTAACTTAGATAATTGAATATCAATGTGATGAGACAACTCATGCAACATAACATGATTGCCATCACTATTTTTAGAGAACCATCCACCATTAACACCATTTTTAACAGTTTCATCAAGCATTTGTCTATCCTTGAAATATTTAGTGTTAACTGAGAATCCTTGAGGACTTCTAGTTCTTATAGATGACGAATACCACGCCGCTGCTTTACCTGATTTAGTCGGAGAAACAGCATTAAGAGTTGGAATCTTTTCAGGAAGTAAATTATATATATTTCCAAATTGCTGAAATGTTTTAATTGTCTCTTGCATAGCAATATCAGAAAGTCTGTTCTGATGTGTTTCATGAATTTTCATCCCATATTTATCCGTAATGATATTAACCAACTCATCATGTCTTAACTTGTTTATTGACCCATCAGCCTTTGCTACTTCGAAAATATCTTTTTTATATTTACCAGGGACTTTTATAATTTCTTTAGCTGGTTTAAATTCTTTTGTTTTTTTAATCCAGTCAGCAATACTTTGATATTGTTTTTTATCTCCAAATCGACCATTACCCATTTGATACTCAATAGTTTCAAGTAAATCTTCATTATCTGAATAGTGATGTAACACTTCCAGCCATTCGCTACTTAAAGACCTGCCCTCATCACTTTCAAATTGAACCTTATTACCATCAGGAGTTTCAACCACTCTGACACCGCTTGGCCACTTTGATTTATCCAAAGGATTGATACCAATAACCATATTTTTAACTAGCTTCTTAATATTCTTTTCTGGCTTGCCGTATTTTTGCTTCCATTCATCAAAACCCATATTGTTAATAATCTTGCCTTTGCCTGTTTCGGGATCACGCATCCAACGTCCCTTTACATCAGGTAAATCATCAATATGTGGAATTGTGGTGCATCTACAATAAGGATGAATATTTGGATAGTTAATACCATCTTTTCGATCCGATAGCTTGAATATATGTCCATCCAAGTGAGCACAATCATCACACGTATGTGATTCTAAAGTAGCCATAAACTCGTATTCTTTAATGCCAGATTCCTCATACGATCTAGCAGTGGCTTCTTCAGTGATATGGCTCATTTCAGATAGCACCAGCCTGTGGATATTAGACCTTTTAATATCCTTAAAACTTTCATGTAGCATTGAGGTTATTTTATTTGGCGAATATCCTAACAACGTACCTCTTAATGCAGCATCCATCAATTTGTTTGGAATATCTTCACGATAATTTTTCCAAATGCGTTCGGAAAAGTTTTTACCAGACCAGGGCTTACTTGCAATTATCCTCATCTGATCTTCATTGAAATGAGCAAAATTACTAGTAAACTTTTGCTTTGCTAATTGTGTTGTGTATGTAGTTCTCATATACGAATCATCAAACTGCTTTACTAATTCATTGCTTAAACTAGTTTCCTGTTCATCTCCAAATCTAGAAGTACGTTGCTTGAATTGCGTTTCTAAGTTTTGCAATCTTGCAATACGGCTTTTAAAATATTCTGAATCTAGTTCTTTTTCGTGACCGCCCTCAATAGCCTTAGACTTGAACTTATCTAATGTCATGTTCCAATTAGAATTACCAATATTCTTTAATATTTTTTCGTTTTCTTCCTGTGGTATTTCATTAGTTTGACTGTATCGACGGTAGTATTTATTTAATTCTCCATCTAATTCATGCTGTAAACCATTCAAGTGTGGCTGTAATGCTAATTCATAGTCCTTAGTATTGGTTAACTGATTGGCTTTGGTTTGAAGAAACCTTTTCTCCCAATAAGTGAGATCACTCATCTTCTTTATCCTTACCATCTTCATCAGTTTTAACTATATCTTTTGGATTTCTACCATCGTCGTAAGGGTCTCTAACCATGTCATCTTTACGATTCTTCATTTCTTCTTGCCAGTCATCAACGATTGGATTTGCCTTAGCAATTGCTTCATCAGATGAATAGTTTGCAACTTGAGAAATAACTTGTGCATCCTCCAAACTATTATGAATGGCTGTACGAGTCCATTTCTGGTTGATTTTAAGACCTTCATAATCAGATACATTCATCCACCGCATAATTGCTCTAACCAATTCATTTAGGCTATCTCTAAAATATGATTCAGTCATTGAGGCTTTGAGTTCCAAATGGCTATATAACATTTTGATGGCTGTACCAGTTGCATTGTTTGTAGCAAAATCAGTTGGATCAATACCTTGCGCTTCAACGAATAAATCAGACTTGGTTATATCAAGTAATGAGTTCCTAGCTTCAGTTGGAATATCTATCGTTAACTTGTCCAGTCCTGATTTATCACCGGTTCCCACATTATCCAACTTAATGGCTTTGTATTCCTTAATGGTATCCACCAGTTCGCTAATTTCTTCACCACCATAATTGGTTAGAACAAGAATTACTTGTTGCACATCATCAACATCATTAACAAAACCATTGTAAACATTATCATAAACATCTATCAGGCCTTTATATTTGAACAAGTCAGGACGTTCATATTTATTTTTAGGAAACGATATAAAAGGAATTCTACCAAAATGATGTTCAAGAACGTTGCTACTCCCTAATTCATTCCCTGTACTGGCATCAAAAATAGGAAAACGATCATTCATTTGCAATAAATTATCATAATTAGAGGTTTCCGATTTAAATACTGTTACTGTTTTATCATTCCAATACTCATGCACACTATAATTCTTGCCAGTATCTGGATTTAATTCTTGATATGTTCTACGAACTGCCAATAACTTCTTATCCAAATCATTTGAATAAATTGGTGTGACTTGACCAGGAGGAACAATGCCATATCTAAATTGATTTTGTTCATCGATCCAATAGTGAACCCATGCAACTCCCGCATTAGCAGCATCAACAACTAGTTGATTCAACCGCAAATTAAAGTTATCACCCAATGTAGTTTTAATACTCTCGTTTAATTTATCATTTTCAACATCAATTGCAGGAGGAATAGTTGCTAAGTAACCAGCCTCCTGATCAACGAGTAATTGATGAAAGTTGGAACTAACACGATTATCGGCTTTTCTTAACGGTTCATCCTTACCATCAGGATTGGTCTTTGATTCACCATTATTGCGGTTCGTGATGTCATTCTTATTAAAGTAATAGTTCAATGACTTTTGAAATCTATTAATAAATTCGGTTCTTCGTGGATCAGTTAATTGAAGCAGTTTCTTCATTTCTTTGATTTCCAAGGCTTGAATCCTCCTTTCCTAATAGTTGATTCAAGTGAATATCTTGTGGCATCCATAGCATGGTCATTACCATCAGGATAGCCAGCCTTAAAGTTTCCATTTGAATCTCTTTCTAATTCATAAGTGCTGAATTCTCTTGCTGCATTCGGGCATTTCTTAGAATCAATGACTATCTCACGTAAATCCTGTAACCATTTATAACCTTGGTCTCTGCTACCCGGTCCTTTAATAGCACCATATACGTTTAATCCCATATCTCTGTATTCAGCAATCGTACCAGGGGACGCTGAATCACCAATAACCTGCTTATTTTCTGGATCAAGTTTCTTAATCAAATCAACAGCGTTTCTATTCTTCAAACCAACCTGATAAATTTCATTGAAAATATATAATCTGTGATTTGCGACATCAAAAAAGGTCTCGACGTATGCTAATGGATCATGAGCAAAACCAAAATCGAGGCCTCTTTTGATGTTATCGAATAGTTGATATTCTTCTTTAGTAATTTTGCGTAACGTGATGTTGTCGAATACTTCTGCACCTGTCCCAGTTATTTCTCCTAAGTATTCATGATTGAAAGCCTTCGGATTATCTTTCTTTAATTGTTCCGCATCAGCCAGGAATTCTTTTCCTAGCCATTCTTTAGGAACTGATAAGTAATCAGATGAATGAATCAAAGTATCATCACGAGTACCCTCTTTAGCCGTAGTTTGATTAACCCAACTGTTTAGACTCGCAGGAGGATTGTACGAATAAAAGGTAATGATATTGCTACCACCACGGTTCAGCGATTGGTTCATTGAACGTATCTCAGCCCAATTGTTAAACTCATCAGTTTCTTCATAGTGCTTGAATTTGGTAAATCCATGACGAAATTTCTGAGATTTAATTTTTCTAGGCTTATCTGCACCTTTGAAACGTATTTGCTGACCAGTAGGCTTGTAAGTCAATGTCATAGGACTAACTGACTCTTTCCAATATTCTTCAACTCCTAATGCATCAATTGCCCAAAGATACTGATCATATACAGAATCACGTAAGGTATTTGCAACCTTTCTGAGTACTACCGCATTAGATTCAGAATCTCTCATAATTCCAAGTACCACTTCAATTGATACAAAACTAGATTTAGTAGAACCACGTCCGCCTTTAAGCCAGTAATTTGAATGTCTATGATGTTTGATATCTACATGAAGCTGTCTGAAAGATGGTGCAACTTTACTCTTGAGTTTTACTTGCTGTGCCATCTTCATCATCCCCTTCAATATCATCTAAAATTTGAACCGCATTATTATCATCTTTGTCTTTAAAGGTATCCGCTAACTTGGTCAAGCTATCCAAAGCTTTCTGCTTATCATAAAGTTTAACTACTAATCCATCTTTACCTCGATGAATTTCTTGAACCAATGACCAATCTATTTGATCACTAGGCTTTAAATAAATATCAGCAACGTGTTTCTCAACTGGATTGTCCTCAGTATCAAGAAAAACATTACCATCGTTATCCATTACTATCTCTTTATGAACTTTGTAATCCAATACATCCCCAAGACTCGCAAATGCTTGTTTGGCATATTCTTTAACAACATCATCAACACTTATGTATATATCTGAATGTAGTTGATTCTTCAATCTCGTTATTTGCTCTTTTACGTTAGGGTTTGCGAGGTTACGACTACCTTCTACTCTCGATGTTTCATAACTTGCACCATATGCTCTTTGATAAGCCTGAGTTGCATTAAACTGTTGCAAATAAAAAAGGCAGAACGATTTTTGCTTTTCTGTCAGCTTATCGTTTGCCTCTAATTCATCTATTATTTTGGGTGCAACCTTTTTAGGTTTTGTATGCACACTCTTCTTAATGGGTGCACCCCTTTGCCAACCATGTCTACTCTTCCATGATTTGACTGTATTGATTGATACTTCATACTTACTAGCGATATCTTTATATTTCATTCCAAGTAAGTAATCCTTCTCTGCCTCTTTCCATTTATCCATTACATATCACCTAACCTCCTAAAATAAAAAAAGAAGCTATTCGGCATCTAATTATCATTAATATGATCGTATGCATATTCATACTGTTCTTCATAATCATCGAATGTATCTATTCTCTTTATAGCTGCCATTTCAGAATTGCGATTAAATTGAAGACAATAATTTTCGCCGCCAATACCCACATATTCTTTATTACTTACTCCACTTGCGTCTTCAATACTCTTTTGAATACGCATTATTTTTTTCAACTGCTCTTCAGTATTTTCAATGGATAATATCGGTCTAATAGCAGATACTATTTCTGAATTATTAGGTTTAATGATTTCTTTAGGTCCAATTTCCCCACCAGCAATTAGTTCTGACCTAAAATTATTACCACTCTTCATTTTATATGCTTTTACTTGACCATTCACATCAAACCCAAAGACGTAAACTGTTAAAGTTCCAGCATTATTTTCTAAACTAACATCTCCATTATTGATTCCATTTGATAAATATGAGCTTATCAAATCAACTAATATATCCACCTCACCTGCTAATACTTCGTGAATCATATTAAATACTTTTTTCAATATGGTTAAGTTTCCCGTTCCACACACTACAGATTTAGCAAATGGTACATACTCAAATTTTTGAGTGAAATAAGAAGGCACTACTTTTCCATCTCTATTTATAGATACCAATGTATCCATAGATAATGTAATTGAATCGTTTAAAATCATAGCGTTCATTGCTGTCATTGTTAGTCCTCCGTTGTTTTCTTAAATTGTATCCATTTAGATTTAAATTCTTTTCCTTTCAAGTTTTTTACTGCCATTCGATAAAATTTATATTCATCAGCGTAGTTATCATTCATTGTTTCTAACGATTTGATTTTCATTTCTTTTGCATCACCAGGTGCGACTATCTGAATAGCCCCAATATTATAATCTGAAAGTTTCTTGTCTTCTACCCTTTTACTACATCCCCAGATTCTATGCTTCCTGCAAAACATTCCACTATAAAAGAACTTACCGCTTTTGTTATTAACATTTACCACAAAAACCTGTAGTTTATTGTCCTCTATTTTTGAACAATAAACCTTACCTACAATTTTATTTGCTTTCCGAAATGTCAGAACCACAAACATAAAAGTACTTGCCGAAATAATTACTGACCAATCCCATGAAGATAATGTTTTTAACAAGCACTGCAGCCAACTCGGAACCCATGTTATTGTAATTAAAAAATAATACATTTTTAGTACCCTTTTAAAATAATACTAGTATGTTCCTGTCATTTCCATTTTTATGAACGCTGATGGATTCGAACCACCGAACCAAAATGGAACAGGGTTACAACCTGTTGCGTTTAACCACTTCGCTAAGCGTCCATTAATAGCTCACCGTTCATGATCAGATGACGGGCTATTAATTGTTTCTATAACTTCTAAACTCGAAACAATGGTTGATGTCTATTGGCTAGCCGTACAACCGTTTTATTTAGTTTTATGCTGAAGGACAACGTGGATACTAGGAGTCGAACCTAGTGACTGCTACCGGAAACTTATTATTCGTAGAAAAGGGGATTATCTAAAAGTTAGTATTAACTCACTAAGTAATTAGCAATCATTGAGCCTATCTCAATCCACAAAAAAAGTGACCCTTCCAAAGGTCACTCCAAAAATCATAGCTGAGGTGCTATACAGAACTATCTGACTAATTCCACAATATCATTATATATCTTTAATATACGAGGTTCTGAACACCTTTCGGACATCATTTGGACATATCGTTAATTCCATCTAATCCAAATGTCATTACACTCAATTCACTAATAGCTTTTTTCATATCTCTATCGATTGTTTTTGGATCACAGTGATATTTTTTTGCCAATTTGTTCTTATTAAGAAAATCTCTAGATAAATAATACCCATCGACCACTCCGTATCTACGTTTTTGTTCTTCATCGCCGTGATCACAAATTCCTTTGTACCGTTTTAATATTTCCTTAAATAGAATCATCATCTCTTTTGATCTGGCTCTATAGCCTAGCATAGATTGAATTGATAATTCATCAGCTGGCAAATGCTCTTTATAAGAGTTGGGAATTTCACTCTTGAAGTCTGGTAATGGTAATTCAGTATGATTCTCAAGATATCTATACTGTTCTAACAATAATTTTATATTTCTCAGTTCCTTTTGAGATTTAAGTAAAGTTATTTTTTTACGTTTTCCAATCAAAGTATTTGCTAGTTTATCAATTGTTTCATCACTTAAATCTATTACTTCCAAACTAATCACCCCTTAGTTATATTCTGATAAGATACTATCGATATCATCCGCTGCAATTTCAGCATCTTCTCTTCTTTCATCAGAATCCTCAATCAATGAATAATTCTCAAAATACTCAATTACTGCTTCCTTTTGATTACTATTCATTATGCAACCACCACAACATGACCAGATTCAATTTCATCACTGAATTTATCTTCAAGATATTCTTTAATCGAATTCATAGCATCAATCTTCCACGCACCACCATCTGCATCAAAAATTGCACCCTGCATACCTTCCCTCATTCTAAAGATAAACTTACTTACCGGTTGATCAACCTCTAAAAATGTCCTATATGGTGCTAATTCAACAGGATTAGGAACCTTGACTTCTGATACATTAGCAACACCAGATTGAACGGTTACTGATTGACTAACTCCATCATCACTAGCCTTACGAACGTTCTCCTCTTTCAAATTACCAATGACTTTTAAAATAATATTTCTATCATTTGTTTGTACAAATTGTGATTGAAGCATTATATTCATCTGCTCTGCGTCAATGAAATATCCAAAAACTGTATCAGGTGTAGAGGCGTCTGATTTTGCCAGCCATTCTCTACGACCATAACTGTCTAAAGCTGTAAATACATTAACCTGTGTAGGACTTTCAACTCTAATAAATAACCTTTGTGCTTTTCGTTCATCCATATTTTTTTACTAAAGCAATTAAACCTGTTAATGTTCTTAACCCAATAGATTCATCTGATAAATCCTTGGGAACAATCAAACATAAATCTCCATCGCCGTCTATATAATAATTTTGACCATCAACGATTTGAATCTTTTCTCCTGCAGCTTCTAATGATAATTCTTGAATCTTTTCAATAGTTTCAGTTGTCATATCCATTTGTGTTTACCTATGCCTTATTTTTTTGTAAATCAATAATGTTTTGCTTTTTATCTGAATTTTCAATGTTTTCTTCAGCAACTTTTTCTTTTGATTCCACTTCATCAACCGACTCACCAATATCCGTCTTAGCCTTACCATCATCGACATCAATATAAGTTTGACCTGGTACATTGGACTTCAATTCATTAGCGGCAATAAATCCAGTATTCATATCTCTACCAAGCAACATGGTTGTCGACGTTCCAACTTGTGGTGCCAAAGTAGATTTAGCTTCAACTCCAACGTCTACTGAATTTCTTTGATCATTAGGTACATACGTCAAAGTGAGAGTGATTTTACGTTTCTTGCTTGCATCTGTATTCAAATCAAGAATGTTTTCGCACACTCTTTGCACCTCTTTGGCAAATTTGGCTTGTACGGCGCCTTCTGCAATTTCTGATAGATTGAAATTTATTAATTGTTTATCTTTACTCATAAGCTACTCCTTTATTAAAATGGCAAATCATCATCACTAATATGTACTCCACTGGAATTACCATGGAATGGATCACTGGAATTGTTATTAGAATTATTTGATTGATTGTTACCATATTGATTTTGGTTATTTGAATTATTTGAATTGTTATAATTATTTGAATTCTGATTGTAATTTGAAGATGAGCTTTGATTGTTATATCCATTATCAGAATTGTGACGTTCGTTTTCCGCCTTAGTTTCAAGCAATGAAAAGTTTTCTACCATGATATCAGTTCTGTATACCCGTTGGCCTTGTTGATTGTCATAAGAACTTGTTTGAATACGTCCGTCAATTCCGACTAAGGAACCTTTATGAGTGAAATTTGCAAAATTTTCTGCTGCTTTACGCCAAACTACACATCTAATGAAATCAGCGTCTCTATCACCATTGGAATTGGTAAACTGTCTATTCACAGCTACGGTAAAACTTGCGACCGCTGCGCCATTAGATGTATATCTCAGTTCTGGGTCTCTAGTTAAACGTCCGACCAAAATCACTCGATTAATCATCCTTATCACCTCTAAATTCGTCTAAACTAATTTTCAGTGCATCGGAAATTTTAATCATCAGTCCAATGGTTGGATTTTTTATCTTACCATTTATAATAGCCACAATATTAGTTCGAGGAATATCTGCAATCCGCGACAGCTCACTTTGACTAATATTTTTAGATTTAAGTATTTTTTTTAAGTTATTTTTGTACATTTCACACTCCATCTTGTATAAGAACTTTTGTTCTGTACAGTATATTGACATGCTGTAATTCTTTTACTAGAATATTTGTATTGAATACACGTTTTTGTTTATCCTCCCCATGATTACTTCTTAATCGCGTTATTCAAAATAAATTATAAGGAGCCAGAATAATGGCAAGAATTAAAGTAACTTCAGAATCAGATTCAGGTAGAAATAATAGCTTTCACGATAACTACAAGGGAACGGATATGTCGAGACAACAATTTGTAAACGAAATCAATAAAGGCAACTATCCAAACTACTCTGTTAAAAAGATTCATAATATCCCCACACCAGTTTCTAAACCCGATTCATCAATAAACAATAATCTAGGTTAAATCCTGAACTCCTACATTAATTTTAAAGTCATAACCATCCTTCAATATGACTTGATCACTATCGATTACCGCAATGGGTTCTAAACTCTTATTCACAATCACTATATTTTTCCAGTCCTTTATCGGACTGGTTATTTTTTTATCAATATTTTTCATTCTTCATAACTCCTAGTATCTAAAATCCCCAATGACTTTTTATCATCCAGTAAAAAATCATGAGCATCACTTGACGTTAAAGTAATCATAGCTATCTGATCAAGAACATCTGCATTTCCTGTATATACTTGATTATTTTCTTTAAGCACTCTCATTAATTCGTATGCTTTTTTGGATTCTGCGTGAATATGATCAATCAAGTTACTAATAGTGGTCACATCCCTTCTAGCAATATCAAAACCATCTGGTTCAAATCCAAATTCACTTTTATCTAAAGTCATAACCTCATCTATTCTTTTCATATATTTCTCATGTCCTTACTATCGAATCTAATCGCATTATTTGATTTCTTCGCAATTAATCGACTGTATATTTTAGGGTTATAAATCGATTGCAATTCTTTACTAGAATTATTTGTTGTTACAATATTTACCTTGCTCTTACGATAATCAGCCAATCTAAATAGTAGTGACTGAGTATGATTACTGGCTTCATCAGTTTCAGATTTCATAGCACTCTCAGAGCCAAGATCATCAAGTACCAAAACATCACATGCCTTAATACAGTCTTCAACATCCCAAGCTTTTTGTTTCATACTAAAATCCTTGATTCCAACTAATGTCATGTTCAATAACATTGAGAAACTAGCGAAGTAACAAGATAGATTAGTTTGAGAATTCATAATTTGATTCAGGATACTAACAGCCAGCATTGTCTTACCAGAGCCTGCCTTACCAGCAAAGGTGTAATTACCGACTTCTCCGGACATAATCCGATTAGCTATATCAGTTGCCTTATTGAACTCAATTGATTGAGCATCATCACTTATTTCAAAGTCGCTAAAGAATTGATGTAAATCTTCAGCGTCACTGATTAATGAACTGTTGAATAACCTAGTTCTTTTAATTCGATTATTCATATTCGTAAACTTAACAGCCTCTAATTCTTCTCGTTGATCACGTTGTTTTAATACCTGGTCAATATCGATTTTGTTAATGTCAATTCCATGCTTAGCAGCAATCCGTCTCATTGGTCCATCGAGGTTTAAAGGTTCCATAATCGGTACCTCCTAAAATATTTCTGGATAAGTTGTCCCACCTGCAGAACTAAAACTATTACGAGTTTTACGCTTATTGAATTGTACAAACATTTGATCATATTTCATTCTCAACTTATCAGGTGATAGGATTACCCCAGACCAAAAATCATGTTGTTGACACCAATCAATCATCATTTTGATTTGTTGATACGACCTGTTATCCCGTTCGTGCATTAATCGAATTGTATTAGCCCATTTTTGAAGATTAGGTTCCTTAAAATTAGGATTGTTATCCTTGATTCTCATTGCTAAGTAACTAGCAGCTTTAAAATTTAAATCATCAGGTCCATAAGTCTTTTTAGACTTTGGACTATTACTTTTATTATTAGTATTTTGTTTATTAGTTATTGGTTCATTAGTACTTTGTAGTGTAGGATTATCCGCTGTTGGATTTCCCGATATCTGGTTAACCGTTGTCGGGTTTTCAGTCGTCGGTTCATCCCATACACTCCACTCTTTTTGACCAAACTTGCCACTGTCTTCTCTCTTTTGATGCCTTATTAGATAACCGGATTTTTCTAATTCCTTTAATGCTGATCTAATAGCATCACGACCATCTTTGCTATGGTCCATCAATTCAGTTTCATAGAATACCCAATCATCAGGCAAGCTAAGCATATAAGCTAGTAGTCCTTTAGCTTTAAGTGATAAACGCTTATCTTTTAAACCAGTATTGCCAATAATTGTGAAATTAGTTTTTCGTTTCCCTCTTACAATTGCCATGATTAACCTCCAATCCTCAATCTCTTACGATCTTCATCATCCAATTTAACGGGTTTAATATGGTACTTTTGAAGGAATGACATGATTCCAATCTTGTGTTGTTCAATGTGATGCACTCGACACAAAGCCATGAAATAATATTTACTGTGATTGATATGTTTCCTGTTTCTACCCATACCAACCGTTTCAACATGGGCAATGTCAGCATGTCGACCACAGATACAGCACTTATGATGTTCCAAACATCTTAACTGCATCGCATAATCGTTCGGAAGCATATCCCAGGTCTTAGTGGTAAATGGAACGTCATTATCAAAGCAGAAATCTAGTAACCAACTAAGATATGAATTAGCCTGAGTCATAGTACAGTTAGATAAACTGAAGTAATCCCTACCGGTTTCAGTAAGATACTGCCATTTCATAACTCCAGGAGCTTCCTTTTCAACCATGTACCCTGACCATTCACTTATTTCACCAATCAACGCATAAATTTTGCTACGCTGATCAATTGAAATATATCGATTGTCTGATAGTTCAAGTTCAATCACTGGTTGCTTACCATTAGCTAATTTTTGAACCTTCAAAGTATTAAATTCATCATTCATTTCCAAAGTAATATTTTTACCTTGAATATTTTTTACTTTTGCAAAGAATTTCATAATTCTGCCTAGAAGGCACCCATCTGTTTGAGTGCTTTTTCTGTAGATTCAATTTGTTGATTCATAAAAGTAATCATATTGTCAGCGCTTGAATCCGGTAGCTGATCAAAATTAACTTTTGGAAAATGACTACGTAACATTTGAGTTGAAGTATTTCTATCAGTCTGATTAAGCTTCGATAATCTATCTAGTAATTGATTCAGCAAGCCTTTTTTAGCTTCATTCGCCATTCTTGAGGGCTTAGGTGCTGAATAATTGTTGTTTCCATACATTGGAGGTTGATTGTTGTATTGCTCGTTAGTTGGATAATATCCATTGAATGGAGCTTGGTTGTAATCATTAGATTGATATTGCTGTTGAGGATTCCAATTGTTATTGCTGTCATTCTCTGGATCATCACCAGTAGACATTAAGAACAACTGCATTAGAAAATTTTTTTGAGCTCCTGTCTCAGCCTTGTAGATAGCTTTATCACCGGAATCCATTCCAATACCTGGCATGCTTCCAATAAATTCTTCAGAGCCATTAGTTAGCTTGAAAGTACCCATGACTGATACATAGTTCATAGTATTTCCCTTATTAGTTTGGCTATTCCAAGTATTCAAAATTTCATAATGAGGGATAATCATAATTCCATGATCAGCTAACTTATTCTGCAACTTAGACTTAACTTGTGATTCACTGACGTAATCAAAACCTTGACGGTTGTTCTTACCATCTTTTTCAATCTTGTCTAACTCTTTTTGAATCTTTGTCAGTTCTTGAACCAATGTAGTTGTTGCTGTTTTAGTCTCAACCATTGCTAACCCTCCCATGAACTTAGTGGATTGATAATATTATTTGTCACATTATCAAAACCATTGATTTTTTGAACAGCTTGAATAATGTCAAACTTACTACCGACAAGTTGAACAGTTACCGTGTATTCTGTTGGTGACTTATCAATCACTTCGCCCGTTTCAGTATCAACGGTAGTATTACCAACATTTTGTTGTGTTGCTTCTTTGATTGCTTGTTCAGATTCAATACGATTTTGTTCTTTGATTTCTTTTTGTTTCTTATCTTCAATAAATTGATCAATTGCCTTAATTACTTCGGTTGCGTTGTAATCATCAGACAATTGGCCGACCCATCCTTCTGATTCAATCCCAACATATTTGCAATGTTCGATAACCAATTGCTTATTAGTTTCGAACAGATCCTTTTGACGTTTTAAAGTATTGAATCCATCAGCAAGTATCTTGGTTAGTTTGATATCGGTCATTGTCTTATTAGTCCAAGACTTTTCAATTTGGATTGCTTCAGGATCAACACCATATTCTGGAGCCATATTATTGATTAGTTCCTCAACATGATTTAACCGTTCCTCACGTTGTGACTCTTCTAAAATCTTGATTCCTTTATCAATGGGAATTAATGACTGATTGATAATATCCCTAAAACCTTTTACCTTATCCTCAAATTCAGTCAGAGGCTCGTTGTAACTAGACTTGATTTCTTTTCGCTTGTCATCTAATCCTTTATTCAAAGAGTTCAACTTAGCTCTAGTGGATTTGACGCTTTTGAGATTGTCCTCAGTAACAATCAAATTTTTATATTTATTAGAAATTACCTCTAGTTCTTTCTTCAATCCTTCTTCGTTGTTAATTGTGATTTTAGTGGGTGTAAAATTAACATTGAAATCTTGAAGTACTATTTCATTAGCCATGAGCTACCTCTTTCGTGATATACTTTTATTGTTAAATATTTTTATTTCTAGTCGTCCTCAATTGCCGTTGAGAGCGACTTTTTTTCTGTATTCATAACTCTCGCTGAATATAAAAGAGCTTTAGTATTAAGATCTTTTTTCAGTTCACACATGGTTTGCTGATAGCCATATTGAATACAAATATCTTGAAACCTTTCTATTTGGAAATGTGTTTCCTGATTCATACTTTCACCTCTATTTAGGAATAGTAATGCTCAAATCTGTTGTAAATATCCGTTTCAGCATGCTGTTTGTCATTCTCAAGTTCCACACGATGCTTCTTTAATCGATTAATAGAATGTTGTAACGGTTCGTAATCAATTCCCTGCAACTTATTCAGATATTGGTCTGCCTTATATGATTCAATCTGTTCATCAGTTCGACCAATTTCTTTACAAACTCGTGCATGATGATTAAGTGATTCATCGATTGCCACTACGTCTTTGTTAATAATCATGTGGTTCATCCCCTGTTAATTTGTCGTCTGAATATTGATCGTATGGCTCCATGTCACCAATCGGACTGTATTCATCATCTGTTTTAACGCGAATATTATTGCTCAATATAATGGCTCCTTTGATATACTTTTAATATGAGAGGTGAAATTTATTATGGGGGATAATTACAAGTACAAAAGAAAGAATAATACGTCCAATTTCGTTTTAGATATTATTCCATCAATCTCCAAACCATTTCGTATCAATGAAAATTTATTTTCTAAGCAATCCTTAGTCGCTATGGGATTAGGTTCTAAGGCAACTCTATCCGCTGCAAGTTTAGTTCCTAAATCACCATTTGATATTCAAAATACATTTTCTAAACAATCTTTGGCTGCTATGGGATTAGGTTCTAAGGCAACTCTATCCGCTGCAAGTTTAGTTCCTAAATCACCATTTGATATTCAAAATACATTTTCTAAACAATCTTTGGCTGCTATGGGATTAGGTTCTAAAGCAGCTCTATCCGCTGCAAGTTTAGTTCCTAAATCACCATTTGATATTCAAAATACATTTTCTAAACAATCTTTGGCTGCTATGGGATTAGGTTCTAAAGCAGCTTTATCCGCTGCAAGTTTAGTTCCTAAATCCGTGCTCAATGCTTCCGTTTCTATTCCAAAATCTGCTTTTAATCCTTCTTGGATGAATGCATCAATAAAAGGTACATATAAATCTTTATCAAAATTAGATTTTAGATTGTCAGTAGATCTACAGTCATCATTCAATACACTATCTGATATGCCAACTAGTTCATTTAATAAACTCAACGAGGCATATGATAGCGTTCAAAAAGAATTTTCTGATTCTTATATTGATAGTGATGATAAAGATCAATATACTGATCAAATTGAAAGTGTCATAGATCCAGTTCAATTTTCCGAGGAACTGAAAATGATTAAGGAAAGGTTGGATAGTATAGAATCCAATACCCAAAGTAAGGATTCTAATAATGAAAAAGCGAATGAAGATTCTTATACTCCTCATAAAACGAACGCCACCTTTAATAATTCTTTATTAATCAAACTAGTACTTTTAATAAATCTTCTTTCCAACATAGATGGCTATTATTCTTTAGTAAAAGATCTAATAGCACTTTTCAAAGCAATAGTAAATTCAATTCATTGATTTTGTATATCGTGGTACTCGAGTGTTAAGTCATCTAATAATGAGTTAACACTTTTTATTTGCAATCATTCCAAAATTTAATAAACAGTCCTGAAACAACCACAGCAATCAAAAGTAAAAATAATCCTTTTAGAATTTCCATCTGATCAAACCTTTTATCTTTCGAATATCTTCTTCAGTAAAGTCGGTCAAACTCAAAATAATATTTTCAATAGTCCCGTATCTCATAAACAGATAACTAGTCATAGAACTAACAATTGCAACCAAAATAGTCCAGTTCATCAATGCTTCAAATGTCATAGTTGTTCCTCCTGAGTTCGTACCTGCTTCCACACATTTTTTAACCTTTATTTGTTAAAAACGAACTCATCAATTTCTTTCTTGCTATAAACTAGTAACCCATTCACGTCATGAGTTTTTAGACCGATAAAATATTTATCAAATGTATTATTTGAAACTCCTAAATATTCACAAGTTTCTTTTTTATTAAGAAACTTCTTATCCATACCAGCGTCAAACCTGGCCTTTTGAACAGCATCAGTTACTACTGAATAAACTTGTGAACCAAGTTCTTCTTTTTGTTTGTCTGAGAACAATACTTCAAATGCCATAGCAGCTACACCTCAATGTCTAACTGTTCTATTTGAGGAACAATTCCATGTTTCTTCAGTTCTTTGTACAAACCAAGTCGTCCTTTTTGAGTCCATTTAGTTTGTAATGCTGATCCTTTACCTGTAGCATTCTTAGCGTTCCTATAAGGAACCGTTTTGGATTGTGTCCACCCTTTATCCTGATATTTGGCATACAGGAACCAAGTGCCAGTCTGCGGATATTGAATTTTCAATTTATAAAGTAATTTATTAAAAGTTTTTCCGCTATATCCGTAATCCTTAGCAATGGCCGTAATATTCATTAAGGATGGATTAGATAATACTTGATCGTAATATGTTGCCTTTGGCTTTAACTCATTCACTTGCTGCTCAGCAATTAATCTTCCGTTTCGTTCTGTCTTCAATTGGGTTGCTAACTTAATTAAGTAATCTGGATCAGTTAGTGTTTGTTCAATTGCTGAATCGGTTAGATAAGCACCATGTTTTCTGATTGTTGGAAGAACTTCTGATGTAACCCATCTTTTGAACTCCCTTGCACTCGGCAATTTACTTGAAAGAATCAAACTATAGAGACCTGATTCATTAATGACTATTTTTCGAGGATTTCCAGAGGTTCCGTCGGAAATCACGACTGTACTTTTGTCTTCTTCATCAACATGGCGTTTCAATGCATCCCTGCCATTCGAATATCCAAGCGTATTAGTTATATCAATACCCACAAAGTTCGGTTCCCCATTGTATAAAATGATTCTTACGTTGTTTTCCTTAAACTTGAATTCTTGTAATTCATTCATTATTAGCACCTTCTTTTAAAACTTTATTTGATATACTCCTAAATAGGAGGTGAGAATTATGACACAAAGATATCAAAAAATTTGTAAAAATGGTCATCAACTATCTGTAACCTATAGAGGAACATCGGATCCCACTGAATTTTGTCCAGAATGCGGTAAATCTGTAATTTCAACTTGCCAATTCTGCCATGCCCCGATAGAAGGTTGGGACGAACCGGATGGTATAGTTTACTTGGGACAACGAACGGCTGACAGACCCAATTATTGTAAAAAATGTGGTCAGCCCTACCCATGGACTTCATTAATAATATCCACCGTTATTGAATTACTTGATTTAGATGAAGAAGTATCCGATCAGGACAAGACACTAATTAAATCAGCTATACCTGATCTATTAGTTGATACACCACAAACAAAATTGGCAGAAGCTAAATTTAAAAAAGGATTCTCAAAAGTTTCTATATTAGTTAAAGATTCACTTTATAATCTATTAGTTGATGTATTGTCTGATACAGTTAAAAAATCTATTTTTCCAAATTAGGTTTTCCACACCACTGACAATAATTGTCTGATTTTTTTATTAATCCTTTACAATAATGACATCTCATATAGAGGTGTTTTTTTATTGTTATGAGATATTGTTCATAAGAATAATTCACTATTTACCTCCTATAGGTCCAATACTTTTGCAATTTTAGAACGAATCTCTCTTGCTTTTGGAGACACGTCTCCTTTGATTGCTCTATTCACCTGTTGGCGATTTTCACCAATCAGATCAGCTAATTCAACTTGCGTCATATGCTTCTTCAGTAGAGCTGTTTTAATATCACTTTCAACTCTGTAAACAAGTTCAGTTAATTGTTGTTCTGGCATCAAAATATACCTCCTTTTGTTGTGTAATTTGTTTATCAAGTTGTTGCATTTTAGTACACAATTGTGTAGACTAAAGGCATAACAAATAAGCAATGTAACCTTTTACTATCTCAATCTCTCGCCAAAGTTATTGTAAGATAGCACTGTGTTTTTGTTGCTCAATTACTTGATGAATTAATAATAACACAATTGTGTACTTTGTAAACTTATTTTGTGTAACTTTGTGTAATTATTATCGTCATTCAGAGGAGAATCACTGATATGACAACGTTTGAACGTATCAAAAAAATATCTAAAGATAAAGGCTATTCACTTAAACAAGTAGCTATTAAAGCTGGTCTAAGTGAAAATGCTATTTACAGATATAACCAGGGTGTTGAACCAAAGTACAACACTCTAAAGGTAATTGCTGATGCATTACACGTTAGTGTAGAAGAATTAACTGGTGATTCTAAAATAAAGTCATCATCTACAGATGATAATGGTGACATTGATTTAGAGAAAGAAATTGCCAAAGGCAGAACCGTTCGCTGGGAAGGTAGAGAAATACCTCCCGAAGAATGGGAAATGTTTCGTAGAATCATGGAGGGCGGCAAGTAGATATATGAAGGACCAAAATACAAATAATGGTAGCCTTATGGATCCAGTCGTAACCTATCTATTGAACTTCGCTTATGATCATAAAATAGGATATACATTAATTCACAACTATAATTCAACATGGCCTTCATTTGCCTCTCCTGATGATAATATGATTCTTATTAATATGGATTGGTACAAGAAGAATGATATTCCTTTAATCATCGCCCACGAAATTGGTCATATGCTAGATGATGACGCTTGCTATTTATACGACGAGTCAACTCCGGCACAAATGAAATCTGAGAACCGTGCAAATGTGAGAGCAATTGATTTATTACTTGGTTACTGTAGGGAAAATGATATTGAATTTGATAGCTGTATTGCTTTTCTACAGCAATTCAATATTCCACTTAAATATGAAATCGTTGTCAAAAATAAGATGATAGCCTAAACATGATGTCCAAACACTGATTGACACTAAAAGCTGAAATGTTTCAGGGGGAAACAAAATGAAAACCAAGAGTTTAGCATTAACGGGATTAACTATTCTTTTAGCTTCAACATTAGTTGGATGTTCCAATACAAATTCGTCCAGTAAAAAAGATAGTGACAATAATACAAAAACAGTTCAAATAGCAAAAAAGGATAAATATTATTTTAAAGACAACAAGTTGGTCATTCGTGATTTAAACATTCAAATAACCCAAACTAAGATTATTCAACCGGGTGACACCGGAAATGAGTACGGTGAAAAACCTGTTATTGCATTCTGGTACAAGGTTACTAACAAGACCAATAAAAAAATCGATGCCATGACTGCTTGGATTGCTGTATTTAAGGCTGTTCAGGACAACAACTCTAATACAGTAAACGAATTAGAAGTTGCCTCTTTACCTGATGATAGGTTCTTAGATACTCAATCTCAAACTATTAAAAAGAACGGTACAGTTGAAAATGCAGTTGCATACACATTAAGTGACACAACTACGCCCGTTAAATTAACTGCGACTAAAGGTGTTGGCGGTAAAAAGCTAGGATCAATGACTTACAAGCTACAATAATAATTGAAAAAATAGATGAGTCTAACCTGTAGGCTTATTTATTTTTATCAAAATTGAAAGAAGGTGATAAATTCATGGACCTCTCTTAACCCTGCTTCCACACAGTGTAGGAGAAAATCATGGCTTATATTAAACAATACAAAACAAAATCCGGAACAAAATTATGGATGTGTCAATTTTCAAGTGGCACTGACCCATTAACCGGAAAAGTAAAAAGATCAACTAAACGTGGTTTCAAAACGAGACGACAAGCAGAATTAGCGGCGTCTCGAGCAATGGTTAACGTTGATAATTACGGCTATTCAGAAAAGCAAACAACTAAATTTTCTGAAGTCTACGAATATTTCATAAAATCATATAAAAATACAGTCAAAGAAAGTACCTTGAACCGAGTATTAGGTATTTTTAAGCACCATATACTCCCTATTTTTGGCTCTAGAGAGATAAAAAAAATAACCGTTCCAATGTGTCAGGAAGCGGTTAATAAGTGGTCTAAGGAGCTGACAAGTTTTGATAAGATAAAGGACTATGCAAGTCTTGTCTTTAAAGAGGCAAAGCGACTCAAGATAACTTATGATAATCCCATGGAATTGATTATCATGCCACATCTCAACAAAGATTTAGTTGAACAAGACAATGATAACTATTGGGATAAGAAGCAAGTTCAAAAGTTTCTTAAATGCCTCGATCTTGAATATAGTGGCCGAAATGAAAAAGCAGTTGCTTTCTTCAGACTGGCTCTATTCACTGGCGCTAGAAAAGGTGAATTATTGGCTTTAACTATCTCAGACCTTGATTTAAAAAACAACACTTTGAGAATAAATAAGACCGTCAGTCGTAGTATTGATAATATTCCCATAATATCAACGCCAAAAACCAAACGGTCAATCAGAACAATAGGATTAGATAAAGAAACTTCCCTAACCATGAAAAAATGGATTATTGAGCTAAGAAAAGAAATGTTTGAACTTGGATATAACACCGATAATTCTGATCAATTGTTATTTCCCAACACCCAAAATTCACTTCTTAGCCTAACTAAAGCCAATAAGTGGTTAGATCATATCTGTTCAAAATATGATCTCAAAAGAATTACCGTACATGGTTTAAGACATACAACCTGCTCCCTATTACTTGAAGCTGGTGCAAGTATCAAAGAAGTTCAATTGCAACTGGGACATAGTGATGCTTCTCAGATTCTAAATGTTTATTGGCACATGTCTAAACTATCACGTAAAAATACTATTAACAAGATGGCTAATTTCGTCAATATGTAGACAACGTCATGAACAACGTCACGCAATTAACTTAGTCAAAAACATACTCGTAACTACTAGTGTTTAGCCCTTTTTAAAGTAAGGGGTATCTTCCTCGTAGTTCGCTTTATAGAGTTTCAATAGGTTTCAGCATACTTAAAATATTGATGTATATTACCTGAATATGTGTCACGAAAAAACAAAAAAATGTGAACTCGTTTTAAACAATCAGTTATTATCAACTGGTTGTTTTTTATTATCATAATTTTCAAATTAAACTGTTTATTTTAATTATTATAATTTATCATGTTAATAGAGCATCCATAGATAAAGTTTCTTCAGACATATCATTAATACAAACCGAAAAATTTAAAACAATCAGAGATTTTTGTGTCGGATATTGTAGTTTTTCATGATGTTGAGGGATACGTTGTAAAACGTTTCCAAAATTATTTTAATAGCACAATTGTTGATTTCAATCCTGATTCGTCTGACATACTAATTTATTACATTAGTTATCCTTACTAGGACTTAGGGTATCTAAATTGATTGTCAAAGCTGTTATCTACACTGTATGACTAGGTTTAGTAACCATGAAAAGTCATGAATTTAGCTATTTAACGAAAAATTAGGAGGAATAATTTTAATATGGGGATGTTTACCAATAATCAAAAGAATTCAGCAGAAAATATTTACGTAAAAGAAGTCAGACCACTTTTAAAAAAAGACGGATTCACTCATGTAGTTATGATTAATAGCTTTAGCAAATGGATCAATCAAATTTTTGGTGCTGAAGATAAATACACTACACAAATAGATGGAATTTTATTAAATATGCAAAAAGATGGTTTTGAAATCCTAGATGTCAAATTTGATTCACTTCAAAATCAAGGATTGATGAAAGATATGGAAGGATTTCATACATTAGTAACATACAAATAAATTATTTGTCCAAATACTGATGACTTTAAAAGCTGAACATATGTTTATAGGGGGATACATTATGAACAAATATTCAAAGGTATTACTGACAAGCATTGCTGCTATTACTCTATCCACAACTTTTTTAGAAACACCAGATTTAAACATTAATCCATTACAAGAAACTGTCGTCTCTGCTAAAGCAAAACAGGCAACTTTAATTCCTGGATCTTACAAGGTTGGCTCAACAGAATTGAAACCAGGAAGATACACTATTACTTCAACTGATGGTTCAAGCGGTAACATCTCATCCACTCCCAAAAGAAGCTTACATGGTGATTCAATTAATGAAATTCTTGGTAGTGAAACAGATTATGGTCAAGTACCTTCAGTTACCGCTACATTAGCAAAGGGTGATAAAGTTAAAATTGAGGGATTGACTTCAGCTTCTTTTACACCTGTAACAAAGAGAAACAAGAAAAATACTACCACTCTTGCAACTGGATTTTGGGTAGTTGGTAAAGATATAAAAAAGGGAAAGTATACTGTAACTCCTCCAGATGGCCAAAGTGGTAACTTTATGGTTGATCCTAAGAGCGTTTTTGGAGATTCAACTAACGAAGTTCTTGGTGGCGACACTGATATGTCTCAAGTACCAAAGGTAAATGTAAAGTTACATAATGGCGATAAAATTTCTATCGCTGGTATGACACAAGTAAATTTTGCAAAAAAATAA